TCTTAATTGTTTTAAAAAGGTATCAAGGCATGGGAAATTTGCAGGGTTATTGTTGCCATATTTGCCCATCACCTTAACCCAGCACGAAAATGCAGATGGACGGTTTTGCGAAAGATATAAACTCTCAAATAACTGCATCCATTCATCTTGAATCCTATCTGGAATTTTATTTGTCCAAGCGGGAAAGAGAGCCACAATCCCGCCTTCTTCATACTTTTTTCTGTTTCTACAAAATGTTGCATAACTTGTTGTATGATCCGGGTTGTCCTGATTATATTTAGCAATAAAATTGAGCGTTTCTTTTTTATTGAGTCCCTGAGTATCCTCAATTAACCTTAGATATTTGATTGCATAACTACGCTTCCATTCGGGAGCGTTTGCCAATAATTCCCCTTCATGTTCCGCGTCAAATGGAGCCCAATTAACAGAATCTTCTTGCTTTGGTTGGGTTAACATAGATGTCAATGGTTCTAAAGAGGCTTCACGCCTCGCTATTTGAAAAGCCTTTTTTTGCAATCTAAAAAATTTCTTTTCTACGATTTCCAATTTTTTTTCTGCTTTTTTTGCTTGATTTTTCCAATGATCTATATCGGATTCATACTTCTTGACCGTTTCGTGTGGGGTCAGCTTTTGACGCCCTTTACTGGTTCTTTTAGACGCTAATGGTATCTCCCCCTTACATTCATCAACCAATTCATCGTCGCCTTTTATTGTTGAGTCCTCTAATTTTGGCGGTGAAATCAAGTGTTTGATGTCTTTTGCCTCTTTGTTTAAGTTTTTGATCCTTTCTCTAACAATTTTGGTACGCAAAGAAAGTTGTTTAACCTGTGAATCTATTTTAACATTCTCTGTGCTATGAAAAAATTCACCTGGATGGGAAACAAGCGAAAGAATATTTTTTATTGCAACAGCAAGCATTTCAATTAACTGATTGATCAAAGATACCTCTTTGCGCAGTTGATTCACTTCACGAAAGGCATCTCTAATTTGCAATAAAATCTTCTCTGCGAGTTGCATTATTTCTTTCTTAAAATCTCCCTTGTCATTGCTTCGAAAATTATGGAATAAATTATGTTATCGCCTGACTTCTCGAGAATGGTATCAAATGTAACGCGGTTCGCTTTGTCTGATTCAATATCATTCACTATGTCCATCAGCGAGACCAGGTGTTTGCTCCAATCAGTCGCAAGCACATCAATTGCCGAGTGCTTCCTCAGAAAGGCTTGCCGTTTAAACGAATGGAAAGCATCATTGTTGCGGGTGTATTCTTTCTGTTTGATGACAGCCTTTGTTACAAGTTGTTTCAACCTTCTTTTTAAATAATTTTCAAACTCTTTTTTATTCATTGTCCCTCCACCAGAATAGATGCCAACAATCCATGCCTGGAACAATAGACAGTCGGCGTCCCAGCAAATACAATTTCTAATGCATAATACCAACGACCATTGCCGGGAGAATCGTCAAGATACAACGCTGTCGTATCGCCTACGGTCGCCCAATTCGTCAATCCGTCGGGAGACCTGACAACTCTATATTTAGATACAGCATTATTAGACGGAACCGCATTCCACGATATTCTTATAACCCCTGAACCACGATCAGCAACAGATACAGGAGGAACTTCCACAAACCCAACACCTGTTCCGGTTACGATTTGCTCGGTAAGAGTAATCGTCCTGACCGCATACCACGCCCTTTGTGTCAATTCACCTGAATTCTCGCTGTAATGGCACAACCCAATCAGATTTGTGCCAGATGAGGGACAGGTGCCTCCGTAATTTACTTTCGTTAACGGAGGACTTTCCACTACGAACAAATTACTTTCATACGCAGGTCGCAAATTATTGGCAACAACCTTATCGCTTGAGTTTAAGAGATAATAACTACAAGGATAAGCAAATTGCAATAAATTGGTTGGATCTTCCACACCTATCAATGGCAGGAATATTTCACCCCCAATTTGGCATTCCTCATCCTGACAGAAGCCCGGAACGGCAAAGCATAACAAAACGAAAACTACAATAATTTGCTTAAAACCCAATGTAACTTCTCCTCATCAAAATAGATTTTGGCGTATGCAACAGACGGCATCCAATTCAATGTTTGATCTTTGGATAATCTCGTTCCATCAGCGTAGAGTTCAACATCTTGCACAAAATTAGCGATTTCCTCAGGTAGTTGGACACTCCACGAAATTGTCGGTCCCTCATCTTCGATTAAAAGTGGTGCTGGAATATCATAGATGGTTATTGTTAGATTTTGTTCTACCGATGGGATAAATTTCTTAATTCCCACCTTCCCACTGCTTGTGATCAAACATATCCATTCTGCGTGCTGTAACGATGCAATGTTTGTCTTGAACACCCATGTATTATTACTCCATTGCCTCCTTGGGAATAGGGGGCAGTTTGGAGAATCAACAGGATACAATTCAACATCTCCATCAGTTAAAATGCTCGCAGGGATTGAAATTGAGATTTCAATTCCTTGTGAACTTGCGATCAAACTCATTGCAACAATACCTGCTAAAACCAATGTCATCGTCTTATCCATTCTGAACTTGGACCGCAATCAGATAACGATCCATCCTTATAAACAACTTTTATTTGCCAGAAACAATACCAATTGCCGCTAACTGATGAAATATCATCTTCTGCTTGTGTTGCAGTCGGCGATAATGTTGCAATAATTGAAGAGGGTTCAGCATCGCCAACGCCCTTGTAAGAGCGGATAACCTGCAGTTCCTTGATCGTATCTGCATAATCGCTTTGCAGTTGCTCCCACACGATGGATATTTTATTCCCCTCTCGTGCAACCTGTGGCTGTGGGATTTGTCTGATATGTGTGGTTAGCGTTGTATCCGATGATACGCCTGTTATATGCGCCCCGCCGTGAAATCCTAAGTGAACAACAGTTCGTTGTCCATATTCTTCAGGACATATTCTTATTGTTGCTGGATCGAAAGGATAAGGCAGATTATATAAATCAAGATCCGCCTTTTGAGAGTTGACCTTAGACAAGAATATTTCTCTTGAATGCACATTGACCTTCGGAAAAGTTCGCCTCGTATCGCCTTCTGGAATGGCAATCGCAATATCAATGCTTTGATTGGGCTCAATGTGGCTATCCTCTCTTGTAATAGCGGACGATAAAGGGGCTAATTCTTTTGGCACAGCATAGACCTTATAAAATTCATTGACAGGAAAGCCTTGTCTTTCTCTTATCAATGCATCTGTATCTGTCCAGGTAGTTGCACCATTGGTAATCGTTGCCACCAATACTTCAGCCCGAAATTCGGGGTGGGCAATTCCACGATAAATATAATAATCATAATTTCCCGTGGGTGATACGCTATAATGAAGCACTATGCTATTCCCAGATTTTGTCATCGTCAGAGTTGTAACCGGACGAGAAGGAGGGGCGAGCCCTGGTAAATCAGCAAGAACTGAAAAAGCAGTAAAAAGGCATATAAACGCTATTTTAATAGCCTTTAAACGCATTTTAATAACTCACGATCAAGTCAATACTTCCGCTTTGAGAAACTGCAAGAAAAGATATTGATGTAAAGGGAATATCTATATTTTGCAGTGCTTCACCGGGCTTTAATTGACAACATTCAGAGGGGACAACAGTCAAATTGTCAAATCTATAGGCTATGTTACTTGTGCCTCTGTTGATAATCCACGAATGTTGAGCATAGAAATTATTAGGCAAAGTAATGGTTGTTTGTGCAGTTGTCAATACAGTATATGACGCAGACATCCCTGAAATAGGATATGTCCTTCTCCATGTTGCCGCGAGCGAGACAAAAACAAGGACAATTAGCGTAATAATAATAACTTTTTTCATCAGTTCACTCCATTCATCATAATTTGAACTTCATTCCATAAATCTTCATTCCAACCACCAGCAAGTTTAAATCTACGCTGTATCAATTCAAGCAATCGCACCTCCCTAAGACAGACAGGACGGGGTAGTTGGCGTAGACATAAGGCAAGTTGTGTTCTATCCATCTTCATAATTGTTTCTATTGTTGGATAGACATTGCGTTTATGGTTGAATCTTTTATGTTTCATCTTTTCCTCTCTTTATTGCTGGAAGAGAAACTGCCGAATGGTGAGAGATTCATAAAGAAGGGAGGGCTTATGAATACTTGTTTTACGGCAGTCTCTCTATAAATCATCTGTTAATCCCTCGCTGACGCTTTGTCTTGCACCTGTCATAAACAAGGTAAATAGCAAAACCAATTGCGCTACCATAGACCACGATCCGCATTAAAAGTTGAGCAAATTCAGGCGTTCCAATAGTCATACGAACCTCCTTGAAAACATAATGCCCAGATGTTGGGCTCGCTCATCAAAATATCCCAACATCTGGGACTTGTGAAAGGGGGACTTATTGTGAAACAATAATAGTGGTGGTATGATGAGCGAGTATATAAAATTGGAGCAGAGCCACCGAAGGGAGGCTAAAAATGATGTACTTCCGATATTATAAGAAGACACCGGTGGTCTCTGCACAAGTTTTTTTAAGTTTTTGTTATTGGCTAATTTTTTTAATCTGGCATATAACATTTGTAGCCTCCAGGAATAATATATATCATTTTAGCGCTTTTGTCAAGGGGGTATTTCTCCAATGGCGATAGCCCTTTTAAAAGATAGATTAGTCTTTCTTCGAAAGAGGTTGAAGTTGACCCAAAAAGAATTTGCGGAAAAATTAGGTGTCTCACAAAGCTACATTTCTGAAGTAGAAAATGGTCAAACACAGCCTGGTATCTCCTTATTAGTATCGCTTAATCTATATTTTAATGTATCAGTTGACTGGCTTATAACAGGCCAGGGTAGAATTTTTACTAAATCTGCCACAACTTTTCTTGGCACGAAAGGACGGCTCTTCTTTGCTGCTTCATCAAAAAATAACAAAATAGATAAGGAAACTGCAGGACTGATAGAAATAATCGTTGAAATGCTTGATGGGATGCCCATTGAAGATTTGAGAGACATCCAAAAACATATTGAAAAAGAAAAACGAATTAAAGAATTAGAAAATGAAGTAAAAGAATTAAAAGATAAATCAAAATGTGGATAAAGGAGGACAAAGATGGATGAAAAGAAAAAGAAGATAGTCATCTGGAGCGTAATTGGTGGCTCTGTATTACTGCTTGGAATAGTGTTATTTTGTTTCATTTCAGGCACGATCATAGCAACGCTCAATGGAATGAATGGAAACAAGTCATCTTTACAGACCACTACAAACAAGCCCAAGCCGTTAAAATCAATGGAAGAACCAAAGCCATCGCCTCCCAAAGAAACAAAATTCATCCCGACTGTATCCGCCCAGAGATTGTTAGAAGAATACCAGAATAACGAGGTAGCAGCAGATAAGATATACGCCAATAAAAGATATAGGATAACAGGTAAGATTGAAAGCATAACCGTTACTTTCGGCACGCCAGAAATTACGCTTGAAACAAATGACTTCGTAGCTGGGGTCGTTTGTAATTTTGACAGGTCCGATAAGGAATCTTTGTCATACCTGAGCAAAGGGCAATGGGTGAAAATTGAGGGCGATATTGATGGCTTTATGGGCGGTTTAAGCGTGATTGTGAATAATTGCAGAATTGTTGAATGACAATGTTTAAATAGCCTTTTAACGCCCTTTAAAAGTGGTTTAATCACCTGCTTTTAACCTCCAGAAACTCTCTGCATTTATCCTTTAATTTGTCAATATCTTCATCTGTAAGTGTTAAAAAGGGTCTTGCGGGCAAAGTTCTTTTGGGCAGCGTTGCTTTCTTTCTAAAGATAACCCCTTTTCCCAGCGGAATTGCGAGAGCCTGTGAATTTCTTGGCTTGATAATCACCGACGGAATGTCTGCCCCAAATTGGTGATATTTTCCATATTTCACATTAGTTCCAACTATGACTTTGTTCTCGTCATATTTCATCGTTATGGATTTTGCAAGTCTTCCTGTGTCTTGCAATGTTTGTCCGTTTTCTCTTTCTGCCCTTTTTGACCTTTTCCAGCGTGGTCTTCCTTCGCTTGCAAAGTTTTCTTCTACGGCATCAAGCATAACTCCGCCCAATTGCCTGAATAAGGGCTTTGTATTTGTCTTATTTTCCAATTGTTTTAATAAAGTTTGCAAGCCTCTGTCATCTATCTTTACTTTTATCATTTGAAGCCCTTGACAAAGTTCTTAAGAGAAACTATATTTATTATTGGGCTTCGGAAACACGGTGAATCTCCCGGCCGTAGGACATTCAGAAATGAATGGATCGCGTGTGGATGAAGGGGAGCTCCACCCGAAGCCTTTTTCTTATAATTCATCTTTTAGCACCTTTCCCTTTCGTTTAATTGCGTTGACATCTTCAATTTCAGCTTTTCTCAAAGAAGTTAAAAAATTAGTTTGTCCAGTTTGTGTTGTCTTAATTGCTCCATAATAGATTTCTTGACCAATTCTCACAAAGACAAATGTTGTATCTCTATCTTTTACTATCAACTGTGCTTTTTCAATAATATCAGGCAACCTTTGGTAAGTTTTAAATGTAAGTTCAGGATGTTCTGCAACATTTTTAAGCAGGCTCTCCTGTGATAAATACACTACTTGAGATTTAGAATTGATTGCGTCCCTGTATTTCTTATCTATGACTGCAACGGGGAAATTTCCCTGGATGGCTTTGTCAAAGAAAAATTTAAAATCGGGACCAGTCAGGTTACCCTGAATATATTGTTTAGCCGTAGTATAATCATATTTATCAAGGTCTGGATACCACGCCGCCTTGCCCGGATTGTAGCTAAAGCCGACATCAGTAGAAATCTTTTTACCTGTGAAAGGGTCGGTAAAAACTGCTACCTTTTTTGTCTCTCCTGTCTTTTTAGAAATAAGCGCATCTTCCCAATCTAAATACTTCTTTCCTTCTGTAACTTTAAGTCCTCTCTGTTTTACCTCTTGCTGACTTAATGTTCTTACCCTACACCTGCAATTAAACCCTAATGGAGGATAATGTGTATCCCAGAACGGGTCATCATATCTAAAGACTTTTCCATTCAATAATCTGTGTGCTGGACGGGTTCTATTATCCATCACCGCAACATATTGAAAATAAGGTCTATCATCAATGTTATCCATCTGCTCTTTGTATTTGCCAGCAGAAAGAGCGGTCTGCATGTTCGTTTGAAAGATTGTCTTAAGCCGCCACGGCGATCCTTCGAGGATTCTGTTGATTGTCCCGTCCTCACTAACAACTTCTTTATATCCCCACCAACCTTTTTTCTTAAGCATAGGCTCTAAATTATTTCTAAATTCTTGATAAGTTGTGCCATCTTTTAATGCTTTATCAACTTCCCCTCTTATGTCCTCCAGTATATCCAATCTCATTGCTTTTGCGACTGTGAATGCCTTTGCGTGAGCCTCCTGCCATACATCATACCAATTAAAAGTGATTGCATATCCTTTGGATTTAAAATATTCAATAGCATTTTCAGGAGGTAAATTAAAAGCAAAAAAAAGATCAGTCTTTTCTGGCATTCAATATCCCCCACAATTCGGAGACAAATACTGCCCTTTCAAGCATCTTTTGGACATCATCGGTGGTCATATCTGGAAAGGTCCCGGCAAGTTGAGACATTATTTCTTCATAGGAATTGCCTTCCTGGATTAGGTCTATAACTGGCTTTAAAACTCCTTCCATCTCCTTCTGCAGTTTTTCAGGAGAGATATTTTCAACTGCGTTATCAATTGCAATCTGCGTTGCGTCTCCGCTTGATTCTGAAAATTGAGTTACAGAAGATTCAACAATATCGTCATCCGTAAGATTATAATTTTTCTGATAATAACTCTTTGAAAGTTTGAGTCCGCTTAATTGCATTGATGCGGTCAATTTTTGGTCTCTATCCGCAAGAGCAGAATCAACATCTTCCTCCTGCCACATTGAGAAAATAGGTCTTTCTGCATCACCAAAATTCAGTTCGAACACTATATCAATCAGTCTATTTAATGTCTCTTCACAAAGATGTTTATCCTCATCTACAATGTCCTGTCTAACTTCGAGGTGTCCCTTTGTTGCAGCATAACTTCCTCCTTGAACTTCTGTGCTTAAATTTTGTCCAAGAATTGTTATTGCGATTTGCTCATCACAATCCTTTTTAAATGTCTCAAATACTGTTGACGAGTCAGCCTTTCCCGTTGCTTCCAGGATCTCAACAGACGAATCGTCGGGGACCACTGCCACTGCGTCCTGAATCATATTGTCAAGTTGTTCTAACATCGTCGTTGTTTCAGCATCGCCAGCACCTCTTGGTTGTTTGCCTATAATATACGGCATTCCATATTTTTCAATGAATTGAAGCCAGAACTTCATCCCGCCTTTTTTGAAAGTAACAGGCCAGAAACATCGTGATAGTTCCGGGACTCCATAAGGATTCACATAACTTGACTCGTATTGAACAAGTAAAAATTTATGTTCAGGAACCAATTGCCCATCGGGATTGACTTTTGTTTTTAGTAGAAGTTTATTGTCATCTGAGAAGGCGAACCATTCTTGAGGCTTTTCGACAACATCTACAGGCAGTATCTTGCCATCTATTATATCCCACATTATTTCCAGCACCGCATATCCAAATAGTGGTGCATTTAAAATTGATGAAATGATCTCTCTAACTTTTAAATCATAAAAACAATCCTCTATAACCTTTGCATATCTACTTGTTGATTTTCCCCTATCAAGCCCCCATAAAAGGCTCTTCACTCCAGCCTTCCTTGATTTTATGCATCCTCCCAACCGATCATCAGTCAGAAGCGTCCTGTATGCTGAAATATCTTTTCCTTGTTTTTTTAGAATTGGATCTGGATTAGGAAGGTATTGAGTCGCAAGTTTGAAAAAATTGATTGAGTTATTCCGGGTTGCAAGTTCTGTTATCAATAGATCATTGTTATTTCTCATTCATATCCTCTTACAATATCAAAACTTTCTCTTCTGTGCCTTGACCCTATTGTATAAGGCTGTGATATCTTTGAAGCGCCGGCGTGAATCGCTAATGCCAGAGCCCAAAATCTATCACTATGCCCATCAGTATCATCCTGCATTGAATCAAATCTTATATTTCCTGATGCTGTAACGATTTTTCTTACAGAATGCAAATCCTCTCTAACCTCATTCAAAGATGGAAGATATATTTGTTTATCTTCAAAATGTCGCAGCAAGGTCATAGCAAGTTGTTCTTTAACTGCTGGTGTAAATGTAACTGCTTCTACCCTGTATTTACCAAATTTATCTTGTGCTTCCTCTGCCAATTGCATTCCTAATCCTGTAGCATCTATGCAGGCTCTTCTCATATTAGGATGGGAGAGCAATGAAAATAATATTTCTCTTTGAATTCGAAATGGCGACTTTCTAATTACTTTATAAATTTTTGCATAGAAAACATTGCCCAATTTTTCAAGTCCCCAGATAACACTCAAATCATGCCTGCGCCCTATATCCATTCCAACATACAAGTCCCCCGAAATATTATCCGACAGCAACTTCTCTTGTTCACAAGAGGCAATCATTTCATAAGTTAATAATGCCGTAGTTTCATCAACAGCGATACAGCAATATTCTTGCAGCCACTGATTTTCATCTCTACATTTTGCCCGCTTATCCTTTATCCATTTCTCTCGTTCTTCCTTTGTTGTTTTCTTGTTTAAGATTTTATCAACCAATCCCTCCTCAACAGCAAGCTGAATTGGAGTTGTGTGTAACGACCAGTTGCGTTTGCCGGATTTAATCTCTTCTATAAATCTGAAAAACAATGAATTTTTTCCGTTATGCGTTGATATAATCCGAAGAGGGAATCCCCATGTTGTGGCAGGTTCGGCAGCATCCCACATCGCCGCCTGATCATCATGCCAGGCAAATTCATCAAGAATTACCTTGCCACCCTTGGATCGAAATCTTCTCGGATTAGATGACAACGCCGATATTCTTTTTCCATTTGCAAATTCAATTACAAAAGCTTTGATATTTTTGTCGGAATCAATTACGACTTCCCCAAGATTCTGTGCTATAGCGTGTAATAATCTTGCCCATTTCTCGCAATAATAAATATATTCTCTTCCTGCCGATTCGTCTGCGGACGAGAACCAAACATCTATCTCTTTTGTTATAACATCTCGGACATCCTCGTATGCCTGGGCATAAGTTGCCCCAATCCTTCTACTTTTTTCCCATATCTGGATCTGCGCGGTATCTTGTATTTTTCTAACTTGATATGGCAAAAAGTATTTGCTATCATTCATAATAACTTAGCCTTTTTTTCTATTTCTTCAAGGTCAATGGCAGTGAGAATCTTTCTTTCTTTTGGAGAGGTTTCATCTTCAATTATTTTAACGCCTTGATATGATTTCAACGCTGCAACCGCTTTAGACATAGCAAACAAATTTTGCGGGGATGGGTCAGCCTTTGCCCTATCAATCGCAAGTTTAGCAACCGCAACAAGAGACTCCTGCAAGTCTTCATTTACTTTAGCCATTTCTTTTCTTTTATCAT